TCGTCGTTATCCCACTCCAGAAAATCGTCATAATTATCCTGCCACGGTATTCCGAACGACGGGGCGACCACGTTATGTTCTTCCGCCCACTTTTCCGCTTTTATACGGGCATCTTTCGATGATGTTGCTTGCACAGTTATTTCATGGGCATCAGCCGAGGTAGGGCCATGCTCAATTGTAACGTTCCACTTAGATAAGTTTGTCATTTTCTGCCTTAAAGACTCTTGCTCTTAAATTACTTGTTGAAAATCCGTGATTGCGGGAATTGTATACAATTTCATGCCCAGATATGTCATGTCCAGTAAATTCTTTACCTTTCCAATCTGCACCTATAAATCTTTTATCGTATTTAATCGATAATAGTAAATTATATAAATCTTGTTCTGTCTCATATACAATAATTTCATCAATAAATTTATTAGTGCGTAACTGCATAAATCTTTCGAAAATGCTTTGTATAGGTTTGTTTTTTGTGTCAGGTCGATCTAAAGTAGGATCTGTTTGGAGACCTACTATTAAATAATCACACTGTGTCCGAGCTTCTTCAATCATAAGCATATGACCCGTATGAAAAAGGTCGAAACTTCCGAATGTAATGCCGATTATACCTTTATTCATGGTCTAGGTCCTGTCGGAAACTGTGGTTGTCCCGGTTTCGGTTGACTCGGGCTTGTAGGCCAGGGCCAAGGTTTAGTATCGGGCGAGTTAGATACCACATGCGGTAATAACTCACTGTCATGTGGTATCTTATTCATTCGAATTACTCTGCTGCTTCGGCAACAAACTTACCTTTAATGCTTGCGGCGAAATACTTACCCTTAGATGCTGCTTCTGTGAAGCCTTTTACAGTTGCATCGTCGACGTTTTTGTAAATGTAAGTGCCACCGTTCTTCAATTTCAGTGCAAGATCGCCAGCTTGGCGTGCAAAAGATTCGATCATGCTACTACCTACTACGGCAGTGAATACTACAGATTTGTCAATTTTAGTCAATTTCTTTGCGTTTGTGTTTGTCATAATACTCTCTCGGTTATGTTATGTTACGTTATATTGCATCTACTAGTAGCTGCAACTGTTACTATAATACACTGTTATTACATTGATGTCAAATAGTGGTGCATTATTTAAAATCTACAAACCGATCAAATTTAAACTTCTTTCGATCTGTAGTAATTACAGCGCCACTTAAGAATCCGCCCTTACCGCAGCCAGTATCCATAAAAATTGCGCGACCGCCTCTACTGTTTGTTACAGTCATTGGCTCTGTTATGGCAACATTATGAATGGGTGCCCTATCATGTCCAACAAAGACTGTTTTACCCATAGGGATCTCGTCTATCCAACTATACAACCGTACAGGATACCCGTCGTCATACCGTTCGCCGTTTGTCTCACCGTATAATGCACGAGAATTTACTCCCTTACTGAATTTTACAGTAGAATCCCACATATGTGGATGACTAGCAGCATGTACCATGATAAAATCACCAAATGTATGAAACAAGCTGGTATGCACCGGTGTCTCAAATATTTCAGCATACATTCTTAAAAATTCTGCTTCACGTTTGGGACCGACATCAGCCAATGTGCGTTTTGCATCAACAGAAAAGGAAGATGTCTTGCCTTGACTTAAACGATAGAATTTATCATCGTGGTTACCTGGTACAAAACCCGCTGTACCTGCCTTAATAAACGATAACATTCCGGAAATCGTCTCATAGGGGAACGATCCACGATCCACCAAGTCACCCAACGACATAAAGAATAAATTATTAGCCGTAGCGAACTCATATGCTGACATAAAGGTTTTGTAGTCAGCGTGAATATCGCCGAATACTAACATTCCGGCGAAATTGTCTTTTACATGATTTGCTAATGTGCTCATTTATTACTTTCTATTAAGTCCATAGGGATCGGCGAACACGAATTAATCTAATAAGCATTTCTTCGTCTTCCTTCTCCCAGTCTTCTGCTTGTTCATTTATTGCATCCATAGATGCAATATACTTCTTATAATCTTCTGCGTCTTTGTCAAAATCAATGTCGAAGAAACCCAAAAATCCCAAACCTTGTTGTTCGTAGTCCGGATGTGTATGTTCTACTCGTGCAGGGCGAATCTGTGTCCACCAAATATACAATAACTTTATTTCCCGTGCTGTTATAGCTTGGTGATCGCTACGTTCATTCGGAGGTAAAGCAGGATCATCTAATGTTGCTGCCCAATCTAAATGTTGAATTCCTAAATCTGGTCGTCTAAATTTATAAAATGTGCGATAGAACGGCATGTGCTTTTCGAACCACGATGCAGACTTGTATTCGTCAGACCAACTATATGTTCGCCATGCTTGTTCAACTTCGATAAAGTCTTTTAACATATTAAAATTAACATGTAACATCAATTTGTCAATAGAATGATAATTTGGCTCTAATCCTGTACTAACTATATGATATCTATCATAGGTACGATAACGAATCCAGTTACTTACTGCTTCGTATTTCCATTGTATAGGATATACACAGATTTTCTTAAAATCATTATCGATCCAGTGTCGAATTGGAGCTCGTTCTTTAAATTCTTTGTCAAAAAGACGCCAACCTTTAGACGACATAGCGCCCGGTGGATTATAATTCATCCACGCTTTAAATTTTCTTACTGATTTTTTAAATTGTTTATACATTTGACAGTCCGGTTATGACGTATAATACTATGTAATAGCAGGACTGTCAATGTTTATTGGCAGGATTAATGCGGGGTGTTTGCTTTAGAGATAAAACCGTTCATCTTTTCTGCTTCTGAGATAATTTCCTCTGTTGTAGGAGAAGTCTTGCCTGCAGCTAATACAGCTCTAGCTGAATGCTGATTTTCTAAGATAGTCTGAGCAAGTTGTAGAAGTTCGAGTCGAATTTCATAAGGTGTTTTTGGTGTAGTGCGTGGTGTCATGTTATTTCCAGTGTGTTAGGTTATGATCGAACTCTTTTGTGGTAAAGCAATGCCCGTAGTAATACTTTCGTATTGAGTTATTAATTTCGGGTCGGGTGTGGCAGAAATTATAGGTTTAGGAATATTTATTGTCTTATCTATATCGGCCATCATTAATAATGGTGCAAACTGCCAACCCTCTTTTGTAGGAACCATACATAAAGGATTTTTAACAGTAAAAGAATCGGTCGATTCTTCTACCACCTTAGTAATAATTTCTTCACCTGTAACTAATTTAAGTATTGCTACATACGGTACTTCTTTTTGTTTTTGTGTTAACATATGTGTCCTTTGTTTATTTTGTTTACTATACACAACTTTACTGTAAAAAGCAACTACTCGATTAAATTTCGCAATTTCCGGCAGTGCAGGCCAGTGTTTGTGCGCCTTCTACATTATCATCTAACTCGACAATAGCATCCCAGTCGATGTTTGAAGGCATCTTAGCTAAAAATGCTTCGTATTCTGCCTTAGTGCAATCTTCATACGGTGCTTGTTTGTAATTTCCACCGTCGTATGGTAAAAATGATACACCCGACATCTCATCAAAATGTTCCCAAACAAATGCACCTACTGCCGGCCATTCTGTTTCATTTACCGAAATAGTAACCGACGGTTTATGTTCACAATAATGACGCTGATATACTAACCATAGATTTAAATGTTGAATAGCGGTAAGGTCCGACCGTAAAACTGCTCCGTCTGGTGCTTTCTTTGGGAAAGTAAATACCATCGTGCTACCAGGTTTCATTACATCTGGTTCGCAAGGCACACCTGCTGCCATCATAGCTTTAGTTAACGGATCTTTTAAGTCACCGCGAACACGACGATAGTAATATGCAGCATGTCGTGGATGAATTCCGCTTGCCGTATCAGTCAATTGCGATACTGTGCCCGATGGTTTAACTGCTGTGATAGATGCAGATACAGGAATACCTAATATTGCCGCTAATTCAGCATTAACATCAATTGTTAATGAGCGTAATTCTTCTAATCGCCCAGGCAATTCCACATCAGTATGGTCATTTAATAGCGAATTATCCATAATGCCTGTCATAGATACACCTAACAAACGTTCCTGTTCGGTATTATCGCGCCAGATCTTACGCAAGTATGGAAAATGTGTAAGTGTAGATTGAAATGTTCCTAAAATCGCAGCAATACGAGCTTTACGTAGTAAATCTTCTTGTGTATCAGTAGCACGAACAATAATCTCTGTTAAATTACAGAATTGATAAGGACGTAAGATAATCTCTGCACACGGATTGGTTCCGAACTCGAAATCCGGATTACGACGACCGTTAATCTTTACAATATTCTTTGCAGCTTCACGATTAAAAATTCCACGTTCGCCCGATTTTGATTCATACAAAGATGACCATTCTTGCATGAAAATACCTACGTCCGGGCGTTCTGTGTGACATGCACTGTTATTAGCTAATGCTCGTTGTCCTTGAGTCTCCCACCATGCACCGGATTTAGCATTACGCATACGGTCATCGGATAAATTCGACAAAGAGATCATTGCAGAACGACGAACACCACCCACAACTACCACTTCGCCTACTTTACACATGATATCGTGGCACTCTAACGAGTTAAGTTTGCGTCCTTGTGCATTTTTGAAGATTTTTATTACAAATTTGAATAATTCGACTAATGGTTCCGGTCCCGAGGCACGGCCGCCAAATGTTTTCAGCCTTGCTCCTGACACACGAACTTTACTAACGTCCCATGTTGGTGCTTCACCCGAATAAAGCAATGATATAACTTGGCGGAATGCTTTCGCCCAACCTTCCTTGCTATCTGATACGACTACAACAGTTTCACTATCATAAATTCTTTCAGGTACTTCCGGTAATTTAGCAATATACTGACGTTCTACACTAAAACCTACACCCGTACCGCACAATAAGATGAACATTGCTTCATCAAATGCTTTAGGGTCATCGATAGGAAGGTAGGAACAGTTGTATCCAGCTGTATTATCGCGTTCAAGTGCTCTACCTGATGTCATTAAGGCGCGCATCGATGGCATAACTTCGAACTTAGTAACCGCTGTCTGTAATTCCGACCTAAGCGAGTCCGATAATGTATAGTTATGTTTCTGGAATAGATGATTTTCTAAGAAATCAAAATAACGATGGACAGTTTCGTCCCAGTTCTCCCGACGCTTCTTAGCATCTATATATCGTGCGTATCTACTCTTTGCAATGTATGTTTCGTATATCATATTTTCTCCGATGATTATGTATAGAAGCAAGTACCTAACTGTGCTTGTTTCCGATTTGTGTTTTATTTTATTTTTTTGATTTCAGTGCTTGTATATCTTTGTAATACTTCGAAAGTATCATGTATGTCTGTGTAGTTACTAACATGGCCTAATTCAAAATTCAGGATGAATTGATCATCTATGATAGGTAATAAATGTATTTTGTGTCCGTATTGCACTAATAATAATTCGACATTATGTGGTGCAGGTAACAGTGTTAATGTGTAAAACATTAATAAACTAACCGAACTTATACAAAACGAATCGTTATACAATATTTCCCACGGTGTCGGCCATTCTGCAGGGCTGTAATAATCTAATGTGCGTGGGCCAATTGGCGTCTTAGAACAAAACTTTGCTACTTCTGTTAATTGTTCTTCACGAGACATCGTTGTAATGTCATCACGGAACTTCTTCCACAGGTGTAGACGCTCATCACTGGATAATGTATACCAAATCATGATCTATATTCTTAAAATGGTAGCCAGGTGACTGTGTTAGTGTTAAAAATTATATCAGTAGGAAAATCATGTTTATACCATACCTCTATCTTAGATCCATTGTAGAATGCATTAAAACTAAGACTAAATATCGGCATTAAACTTATTTCTGTTCCTGTGTCTGTAATCGATACAGGATTGAATGGTGGAAATGGTAACGGAATAACAGGTGGCACAAGTGGCGGGACGATTGCCGTAATTTGTAACACACCGTTTCTAGAAAACTTAGTTCCTAATGCATTCGGTGCAATAGCATCAGTTGCGTCAGTTGCGTCATATAAAATCGTAAAGAACGCGGTGCTATTATATTCGAGCGTAACAGTTGTTGGCCCAGGAATAACTTTAGTAACTGGAACAAATGAACCGGAAGGCGGTAATATCCATGTCGACGGATCTAAGAATTCACCGTCAAGTGATACACCTGCTAATTCGATAAATTCGCCACCTGTATTACCTAAGAATATCTTCCTAGTATTAGTACATAATGCCAGTTCGCCCGGTAACAATACATTTGGGTAATTTACTGAATTAAAGTCGGGGAAGGTTCCATATCCACCGATACCGGTATATCCATGTGGATATATACTATTAGGTCCTGCAGGATTAAATACAAGTCCGTCAAATTGGTCCTGTCTTCCGCGACGATTCTGAATTCTTGAAACTATTACTGGTGTTGACATTTTAATTCCTCTGTGATGTATTTAGCATTGGCCAAATCGTTCATAATAATCGCATACTTTATTTGCCCAAAGTGTTTCGTAATGAGTAAACTCGTCGCCTTCGATTATAAATTCTTGATATTTAGCATCTCGAGTTGCAATCATGATCACACCTCGGTTTATGTTAGAGCCATACATCTCGTTATGTGAAAGAGCATAGGCTGCTAACTGCATACAGTAGTCTTCAACCCACTCTCGCTTCTTTTCTTTAATACTATTCTTAAAATCCATTATAGACGGTATACCGTTATGTAATCCGACTAAGTCCGTTGTACCTGCATATAATTCTGTTGAATATAAAGCTACTTCTGTTCCCCATACCTCATTTACATTGCATAATCCCTTCTTAATAATGACATTAGCAAGCGCCTGATCCATAAATGACCCAGACATAGGTTTACCTAGTATGTAATTTTCTAAGTTATTGTGCATACCACTACCTAACTTAGACGATTCATTAACAATTCTAGTAGCCTCAACCTCGCCGACATTCTCTTTCCATTTAATTAAGAAAGACTTATCACCCATTTTGCTAAGGATTGTTGTTACACTGGGAAGTGGGCGACTTTCACCGACTATATATCTTCTACCATGCTCGGTAGTGATTCTTTCTAGCGGTTTATAGTCGTATTGTTGTTTTATAAGCATTCACACAGTGTAACACTAAGAGTATCACAAAGTCAACACTTACCAACAAATTCGCCACTGGATTGTGCTGCCAGTTTGTGGATTTGATTGAATAGATATCGTATAACCTAACCCTGTAAAATACGATAATACAGAATTTAGTTGATTTTGAATGGGTTTATTTGTCACTGTATTCGTCCATACTTGCCAGTATAGGTGAGGCACTGTACCATATGTATTATTCGCCGTATTTACGGTAACTATAGCCGGAGAAGACGGAGGATTTGGTAGGGCTGCTGTCGGAGGATTTAATACTGTACCTGTCGCTAACGATGTATATTCTACACCAGGGGTTAATACCGAAATAGATGCTACCGATGTTCCACTCAATGTAACAGATGTTGTTGCACCAGTACCCGGATCAGTAATAACAAGATATGGTAAGAAATTAGTATAACCGGCACCAGTATTGTTAATTAATACGCCTGAAATTGCGCCTAATGAATCAACAATAACTGTACCTATAAAACCGCCACCTAGCGGATACGGAAGCAAGGGATTTAGAGCTGAAACTATTTTTACAGTTGTTACACTATCTTCATAGCCCGATCCTGGATTCAGAATAGCTATAGATATAATTTCACCTAATATGCCTACTGCTGTAATTGCAAATATAGCATCAACGTAGCCTATATTCGGTAATACTGCTCGTGTTGCCGTAACTGTATCGCCTGTCGTGTATCCTGTACCAGCATTAGCAATGTTTACCCCAAGGATAAGGCCGGAAGCATTTACTAACGGTTGTAATGATGCTAATGTTCCAGTCAGCGAAGCAACTTGCATTGTAGCTGATACCGGGCTATACCCACTACCATTTACACCCATTGTAATAGCTAAAATATTTCCGCCATTTGTCGTTGCTGTAGCAGTTGCAGTAATAATAGGAGTAACACCGACCGGTGGTACAAATACTATCGATGGAATATCTTGAAAATAACCTGAACCACCATTCACCACCGTAACTGATGATACACCTGACACAAAAGTCATAGGTGTTAATCCACCGATCGTTGTACACATCTGGCCACCGCCGGGCTGGCACTGACTAGATGCTGCAAGGATGCCTTGCTGTAACATACAAATTTCTTCCCACACTACTGGAAAATTTGTAGCGAGTTGCTCCATCTGAGCAGCATTAGGAAAACCTGTTGATGAATTACATGTCATTATCTTTATCCGATTTTGGTAGCACTTTGTGCCATATCACTAACTTGTGAAGCACTATCCTGAGTCTGTCCTGCTTGTCCGGTTGCAGATTCTGGTGCAGCCAATTCTACAAAATCCTGAGTTACATTCATTACAATAGGATTATTTTGTAAAAGTGTCATTAAACTATCTGCACTAACAGAATAGCCCGATGCTTGCAATTTATTAACAAGTTTCTGCGTAGGAATTCTGGTAGCGCCGTGTCCTTTTACACCTATAAGAAGATTATTTAAGTCAGATTCTAAACTCTGGTTATAATCTTCATCAAGAAGTTCTCTAGCTCTCATTAATTCTGAGATTCTTTAAGTTTTTTTACTTTAGCAACAAGTCGTTGCATTTCCATAACTTTACGTTGCAGTGTAGATTCCATCTTCTTTGAACGGCCTAGTGCTTCTTCGCCGCCGAATTCGTCATCCATATCTAAATCTGCGCCAATATTGTCTAAGTCTTCTTCGTCACCTAGGTCGGCATCCATGCCATCCATGCCGGCATCCATTCCGTCGTCCATTCCATCAACAGGAATATCCATATCAGTCTGAGCTGTAACTTGGCCGGTCGAAGCCATATTTCCAACTGCATCGTCGACTTGCTGTTTAGCTGTATAAAGTGCATCCATAACACTTTGCAATGCACCGTATATCTGCGTCTGGAAGGCTGACGCTGATTCCATGCCGTATGTTTCGCGCATTTGATCTGTTACTGGCGGGAGATCTTCGTTCTGTAAGCGACCAATCTTTTCAACCATTTCTTGCAATTCTTGAGCAAAGCCTTTTGCGGCCATCATAACTTCTGCCTGACTAACTTCTGTCTCCAAAAGACGACGTAAGTTCTTTACTAAATTTGCATGTTCTTTCATAGCGATTCCTTTCTGTTTTTTACTTGTATTATTCGTTTTTGTTTCGTGGACATAAATACCCTTTCTTCTTTCTGCTGATTGGGCAGCGAACGGATCAGGAACCATCTTACCTTCTTTATTACGCACCATCGGCACTTGCTCTGTATCTTTTTCTTTATCTTGTATCGATAAGCCTGGTTTATTTAACATATTCATTGCGCGTCGGCCTGCGGCTGTATCGGGCACCTCGCCTGCATGACCACCGGAGCCACCCGAACGTTTCATAACATTGCTGAATGGATCTGCCATTTCTTCAATACCATTATTCTCGGAATCTCCAGATGCTTCGTCTTCGGAATCGTCTTCCATCATCGGTGCTGCATCCATCGATAAATCAGCTGTCGGAGATTCTGCACGTATTCTCATAGATGCGCCTGAACGTGCTTGTTGTTCAATAGTATCATCGGGAAAACGATATTTACTGGAGCGATATTGTTTCATTGCATCTCGCACACTTTCTTCAAAGTCGCCACATTTAGCAAAATCTTCAACAATAAAGTCTATCAAGAAACCTAATACTTTTTCTTGATGGTGTGAATTATCGGGCTGCCCAATTTGCATCATTGCATATTCTCGGAGATTTCTAATTCCTTCAAGGACTAATAGTCTCTTTGAAATTTCTGAAGAGCTACGAGCATCATCACCTTTTACTTTTAGGTCAGTAATCTCTTCCTCGAGTTGTTCCATGATAGAGACTAAGTCCTTATCACTTACATCTTCGGAAATCTTAAAACCGTAATTAGTTTCTAGGTGACGATTTATCCTTCTAAAGGTGTTATCTGGTGATTTACCAATATCATGTAAAAGCATATAAATCTTTCCTGTTAAGTTTCATTTCTAGTATTTATCTTTCTTACTTCTATTTTATTCTCTTAAAAACAGAGATACTGTTTCTAGTATTTCTTGCCGATGTCTCAGCTACTTGGAATTTATCTTCTAAAATTGCCATACGCTCTATATCGTGGCGCTTCTTGGCAAATTTCAGACAATCGAGATAATGAATCATATCATTATGGTATTTTGAGAATCGTTCTTCTAAAGCTAATACCTTCTTTATTGTAGCCATTTCACCAGAATTATATCGTTGCGCAATGATAACTGCAATATCAAATACCGAAATGTCTTCATAGATTAATAAGCCATTCGGCGAAACCACATTATATAGACTATTTAAATTTTTTATCACAATCGTATTACCGATTAATGTAGCTTTGCGTGATATACGAACAGGAATTCCCCTGCTGATAGCCAATTGGGCACCGCGGTCGGTCGCTTTATCTAATTTATCAAGTAAAGCAACTCGATCCATGCTATCTCCTCAAGCCGTTTTTATTTCTGCTTGCAGTTTTAGCTCCACGGGCATGTAAGTTAGCTGATAATTCGCCGGATGCTTGACCGGGTTTCGTATCGCCTATAATTGTCTTTGCAGGCTCAGTTCTTGTATATTCTTTCGGTTGTTGTTCATTTGTAGGCTGTCGACGCTTTACTTTACCCATAGGCATAGGTGCAACTGCAATACCACCTGCACAACTTGCGCCACCGGATGAATCTTCTTTAATTCCTGCTAATTGTCGCATTCTTGCAAGGGCTTTATCTTCTGCCATCTGTTGTGCCTGACCTGCGGCCGCAGGTTTCATCCATTCTACCTTACCTGTTGCAGGATTCTTAACTTGGACACCACGTGGATCTGGTGCCGCACCTGTTTGTCCGGGTTTTGCATTGTTAGGTGATGGCGTTGGCGTCGATCCAGTTGTTCCGGTCGATTGCACAGGTGCATTATTTGCAGGATTGCTACCAGGTGCGTTTGTTGGTGCAATTTTATTACCTGACGGCGGAACAATGTCAGCACTAGCTTCTTCTAATGCACGATATTCATTGAATGACATTTCTGAAATTAATAATCTTGCTTCAGTTAGCCCTATATTTTTCTGTTGTGCTAATTTCTGAATTGCATCACCATATATAAGTGAATTAATAATTCGATCATTTTTAATCATAAAGAGTCCATCCTTGTAAATGCTATATTTTTTGCCCAACCGCTGGGACTTCCTGTAACAGTGGTAATTCTTACACCACTCGGTAAAATAACCCCATTGAGGTCATCAACTAATAATCCAACTGGGCCGGGAGAGCCATATGGAGTAAAATTAAAAAATTGCACACCTCTTTCGACTGCAAATTTCCAAATAAAACCTTCTCCGGATAATTCTAATGTATAATCTGCTAATTCTAGAACAGCATATGGATCTGATAGAACAACAGGCATAGCCCGAAGTCCGATACTCATTAATAATACTTCGAAATTTTTCTGACTCTCATCTAATGGACTACCAGTAACTTGTATATTTACAAGCCGGGCTAATTCTTGGGAAGGAGGCGGATTAGGATTGGGATTAGTAAATGCGCCAGGTGATGATGCATAACAAACATAGAACGCAAGGTCCGCTGTAAGATTTTGCATCGATGTCGCTGCACCATGAATTCTTTGTGTCATTTATTATCCTTGTTTGTTATTTAGTCGCACTTTATTATAATGTTGAACCAATCTGAAGGTTCCATGTCGATAAGCCGTCGAACACAAATATACATTCTTGTGTTGCATCGAATTCTATAGAATTCGTATTACCTAAATCTGTTGCTATTATATCTGTCATACCAGTTGTATTAACAAACACCGATTGTGTATTCGGCTTAGTGACAATAACCGATGTTCCAGCTGGTTTACCGGAACCCGTACCTGTCGGTAATGTAACCGCTCCAGACGATGTAACATAATATTTTGTGCTAAAGGCTAATGCAGTACCTGGCGGAACTGGTACATAATCTGTACCGCCCGTAGAATTAATTGTTACACTTTTAGATAATGCATTCGTTGTAATAAAAATATTGGAACCTGCAATTAATGTTAGTGTATCGTTACCCACTGCACTAATAGTCGGCTGTGTCGGTGATGCTACAAAAGAAAACGCATTAGATACAATACCTACCGGTGAAAATACTAGACCAGTCTCTCCGGGATTTACAGTAACAACATAATTTGCTGCGCCCGTATATGTGTTTGGCGTATCCGATAAGTCCAGGAATGATGTTGCTCCACCTGTTCCACAGGACCATACATACGGCACCCTTGTGACAGTGCATACAGAACAATCGACGTGATCAGTTCCTACATCAGATCCTAGTGATTGTACCATTGCTGTTAACGATGCTTCTGTCCATGCCGACCTACTTTCCTGTAGTGCAAAAGATAAATTACATGAATTCGGATTCATAATATTTACAGTTGCTTCGGACGATATGTTTTGGAAAATTATTTCTGCTGCTGAATAAGGAACTGGTTGGAGATATATATCTATCGCACCACTAAAGTCTGCCCCGCAAATTACCCAGTGAGATTGCTCACCGATAAGAATTTGCTGATTAAAGACGCCGCCATTTGTCCGTGTTACCATAAGTATTCCCCGAATATTTCTTATATTTATCAAGAAATATAGAACCTGTAGCCAAAAGAAAAGGAGCCTAGGCTCCTTTTCTTTATAATACTATTTTATGCTAGTTTGAACGGTACTTCCACAATAGTTACTGCTGCAAATGATGCTATAACTGAGACTGGAACATTCGACGGAGTGTCTGGTGCGCCAGCAGTAATATATACTGTTGCATTAGGTAATGCACGAACTGCTGCCTGCATTTGCGGTGCTGCTGCTGTCAAATCCTCGCCTGTGTTAGCTGGTGGGATATCATATGGAGGGGTGTCAGAGCCCCAACCAAATGCAGATGCAGAACATGCAAAATGTATCTGTGTTGTTCCACCGTACAGTAAATTCTGACATGAAATTATAGTAACATCACATTTCTTAGTAAGTTCTACGAATGCTAATGCTGCTGCACTATTCGGAACAGGCTTATTATTGCCCACCGGAAAGTATGTTGTTGTTGTTATTGCGCCGCCAGATACTTGAACTGGTAAATTTACCGATCCATCTGAGACAGTCCATGCAAACGGACCTGTCATCTTGAAATACCTTAGGCTACCTGTCAATGTTTGACTATTGATGATACCGCCATTTACTTTAAAAGCTGCCATGATCGAACTCCTTGTGTTCTTTTATTACTATATTTATCATTGATAAAAATTTTAGAGAATAAAAAAGCCTCCGAAGAGGCTTTTATATTTAATCCGAGGATTAAACTGAGATTGGATACCAACCTGGTGTACCAGTCGGGCTGTTCATCGGGAAAGCACCAGATGTTGCGCCTGGACCGTTAACCAATGTACCATTTGCACCAGTACCGTCAGGCATTGTGCCGTCGAATGCTGCAAATTTCATATCAAATGTTACTGCTGCTGCTGTTACACTTACAAGTGCGCCAACAACGTTTGTCGGTGCTGCACCAGCTGTTGTTACAACTGCTTGAGCACTCGATACTGGCAAGGCTGTAGCAATAACACCGTCTGTCAATGGTGCAAACCATCCTTCAGCATTACCTAACATGATATCAACTGAAAAAGTTGCTGCATCATATTTTGACACTGCAAGAACAGTTGCGCGTGTTTCAAGAACTTTAAGTGCCTGAACCATTGCGCTTTCTACGACAGCAAATACTGAAGTAGCAACTGTACCGGCACCAGCTGCTGTAGCTGTTCCAAGAACAGTAAGATCTGCTGCTGCTAAAGCTGCGATGTCTTTACTGAATACTAATTTTACAAATGCTACTTTTCTTTCAACCCATACACCTGGGTAAGCTGCGCCGTTGACTTTTGTCGTCATGATAAATCTCCTAATATAGTTTCGCAGACTAAATATCTGCATAAACATATTTATCATTTGTGGAAGATTTATGCTTAAAGTAAGGAAAATATCCTAAATAAGACTATTTTTTGGATCTACCAAGGAATATCTGCTGCTGTTCTTTAATACGGGTGTTAAGCATGGACCGTTCTTTTAAAACCATTGCAGAAAATATCTGTCGCACATCCTCTACAGTAGCCTTTCTACCAAATTTATTCTTTGCCCAATTCATTGCTTTTCCAACTAAACCACGGTCAGGTTCTTGTACCGTAAGTTCATCACCGAATTCTTGTTCCATAAACGCAATAATCTCATCTTGTAGATTATGCTTTTTTATATAGTCTGCTATCTTAATAACTGCTGGACTCGGTTTAGCGGATGTATCTTTAACATCATCTCCCTGGTCATCAGTTTCATCATTATAGTCATAGTCATCGTCACCGAGGACCTGATCAAATACACCATTTATCTCGTGCTCGTCGTAACCTGCTGAATGTAATATTCTGCCAATATCATTTGTATCGAGCGAGAATCCAGACTTTTTCCATGCCTTCTGTAAATCATTTATGTCAATCTTGCCGGCCTTTAAGAATCCGTGTTCGCGCGACTGTGCAACATTTTTAAATATTCTATCTGCATCATTTTTACTAATCTGTGCTTCGTTAAGGGATCCTTCGTGTAATGCGCGCCACAGTCCCCTGCGTTGTTGCACATTCATACCTTTCTTAATAAGATTTTTTATCTTATTGGTATCAGGCTCGTCTGTTTGTTGCTCTTGCTCTGGATTTTGCTGCTGTTGAGAGTTTTTCTGTTGCTTATTAGCTGCTGCACCAGACTGAAGTATTGCAAAAATATCTTCAACGTCTTTCTCATGTAATTCTGTCGGCTTATCAACGAAGTCTTCGTTAATAGCCTGGCGTGCTTTGCTTCTTGCAGCACGTTTTCTTATTGCATTCGGAGTTTGACTTATTTCTCCGGCTTTTTTGCCGCCGCGGGCCTTTGGTTGCTGTACTGGTGGTGCAGACAGTGCTCTCGGTTCATTATTACGTGGAACATCTTTATATTCTACATCTTCTGCATCGTCATTTGAATATTTTCGCTGGCGATCAGGTTCAGGTTGATTAGGATCTAATCCAATCGAAGGCTGATTCTGTTGTTCTGGCTCGTCGGGAGGTGCTTGTAATCGTGCTGGAGAGCCATCTTGTCCTTGTTTCGTAAGAACACTATATATAGCATCATTAATAGTATCTTCGTCGTAGTCTGTCTTAGCCGTCAAAAAACGAATTACATCATCTGTCGTTACTTTTCGTTTATATGTAAGTTTACCACTGTTAGGATCTGATTGAGAGGCAGTGATTTGATTATTTTTTAAAAACTGAATCCACGGCCGGGTAAGTGGTGATGTATTAGCAGACATTCGGATCGTCTCCGTCACATCCAGTCTTGATTCGTTTTACCATACGAGTGAAACGATTAGGATCTGCGCCTCGTATACTAGACACAAACCGTTTCTTCAAGGCTTCTGCTTCGTCGGGTGTAAATGATTCGTCGATTGACTCCAACAAATTAATAGCCGAAACTATTATATGTTGGGCTCGAGCCTCGATAAGATCTTCCTTACTCTTCTGCGGCACATACGAACTAATTTCTTCAAGGATAGATCTGCTTCTGCGATTTATGGACAATTTCGTCTCCGATTACGTTGAACTATTTATCAGCTTCTATCGTTTCTTTAGAAAAGCCCGGAGTGCGGATGCACCTTCAAGCGGATCTACTTTAGTTGTCTGGGTGAATGATGTGATTTCCCCTGTCTTAGGATCAAGTTTCTCACCGGATCTTATAACACTGTTCTTTTTCAATTGAGCGTATATATCTTTCGAAGTGGCTGTTACTGCATCGTCATCCTCTTCATCTAAGTCATATATTCGTAAACTCTTAGTATTAAATGATAGATCAACTTTGGAACCAACGCCAGAGCTCGATCGTGTTTTCATAAACTGGATCTGGTATCTACCACTCTCTTTCATTGCTGCACTTGTAAAAATACCAATAACATTATCTGCTGTATTAACTTTAGAAATACCACCTGCAATATGACTTGGATCAAATTCAACCATTTCATACGAGCCTCGATTCAATTGCGAAGCTGACACTGTAACCATGTTAAGTTCTACAGCTAAATTACGCAATTCTTCTGTTACATATTTGTCTTTAACAAACAAGTTTTCTGCAGAGATTTTCGTGCTCATTGGTGACATCAAATCTAAGTAATCAACTAATATAGCATCAACTTTATTCTCTGAATAAATTTCATATTCTTTAATAAATGCTCTAATATCGTTAGTTGTGCAACCGTTCGGCATTTGTTTAATACGAAGCGATCCTTGACTTTTTTGCTGTGATGCACGAATTTTCATATGCACATCTTCGATATTGCGCATAACATCGCGGGTTTCATATCCTGTATGCATAGCATCAATACGCATCGCACATAGTTTTTCACTTAATTCTAATGATAGATATACTACATTAAGACCTGTCTCTGCCCAATTTACTGCAAGATTTTGTAAGAATAGTGATTTTCCTGCACCAGACTGTCCTGCAAAAATTGTAATCTCACCCTTGTTTAATCCGCCGAATAATTTTTCGTCGACTGCCTTCCAACCTGTCGAGCATTGTCCTTTATTTTCCTTCAACGCTTCTAACCTAGACTTGGGGTCAGAATAATAATCCAATCCCAGATCCTTAACTAATGCAATTTCTACTGCTGCTTTAATATTAGTTAATACTTCGCCATAACGGCCCTCATCTAATCTTTTCGGAGATGATAATATTGCATCACGTAAAGCTTTATGTTGGCAGAATTTCTCAAACTCGCGTAAGAACCAGCTATCGTGAATAGCTGCATCTGTTTCCATTATAATTATGTCTTTGTTGGTGACTGCGTGTATTTCATGCAATGACGGTATAATCGAAAAGTCAGTGCTATAACTCTCGATGAAGGCTACTGTGTCACGATTCTGCTTATCATCAAAATATTCTGACTTAAGAATACCTTTGCAACGAATAAAGAGATCAGGTTTACTCATCATAAAACTGATAAAGATGTCTTCTATATCTTTACTGTAATCATTTATTTCACTTGCGTTTTCTTGATCTTTCATTTCGTCTTATTTCCCATTCTAATTGTATTTTATCCTTGCCATGAATTGCTGACGAAATTATGGTTTGTGTTGTTAACAGCCTGCCGTATTTTTGTGATGCTTGTGCAGCATCTTTTATACCTTCCATCCTAGTAATCCATTTCGGAAATGCTACTGCCCAACCATTATCCTTGGCTGTCTCAACAAGATCTCCGCCCTTTAAGTCACCGTCCGGGCATACTATAATTTCTTTTTGTAATCGATTAATTATGTCTACTTTCAACTGTCCTATCTCACCTAATATACTTATTCCATCTACGCACCATGCATCTAAGACACCCTCTGTCACGATGACATATTTACGCGACCAGTCGTCTTGGTTGTCCAGATTATAGACAAAATCCGTAGGACATTGTTGAAAATACTTTGGTATAGATTTATCTGGGACATCATAACATAGCCTGGATGTATATCCTACTATATTATTTTTATATAGGTACGGAATAATTAATCGCTGATTCATATTATGCAAAGTCGATAGCGACCAATAAAAGTTATCTAAGTCGAATAATTTTCTATCTATAGCATAATTTGCAACACGAAGAAAATTAGGGTCATCCATCCCATTCTCTAACCATTCTGTAATTGAATAGGAATCTTTTGGTAATTCTATAGGTACCCATTTTTGAAATAGATCACGAAATTTACTTTCCTTATCTACTATTGTGTCGGTATCACCCTCACGTATACTCTGTATTTGATTTTTTTGTTTAAATATTTCAAATTCTAATTGTTTAGTAAATCTGTCATCTATGTGTAGCTGACTTAAAAAGAATTTAAGTGTTGCCGATAGATCCTCGCCTTCTGTATAAGAGGCACTGAATCCACAATTGAAACAGTTCATTAAAATTGTTTGTGGACCGAATTGGATTCCGAATCGATTACGTGTATCTTTACCGTGCCCTTGTGTATGACACAGCGGACAGTTCCTCTTGTTCCAATTCTTTGGAGCAGATTTTAATGGCCCGATATTTTGTAATATTGCATCCTTGAGTATGTCTATAATCATTTACTAATTATAGCAGATACTCTTATGAAAGTCAACTATGTTCGGACGATAAGTTTTTGCATTACGCCCGGATCTAATACATCCAAGGAGGGAAATAGCCTAAATTTTAGCCACATAAAATTAGCAGCAAATGTCCATGCTTGTGTGCCAGTATATCCAACATATTCGATATCTTTTGACATCGAGGACGGATAAATCTTAAACCATCTTACATCATTGAGATATGCATCCGGAGTCTCTTCTAATGTTCCCCACACTTCTAATACACCTGTAAAATTTTCAGTATAAGTTGAAAATGATTGGACCGATTCTTTATGATTTAATATTCTGCCACCCGGAATTCGCCCAGTATAGAAGCATGGACGAGGTGCGAAAGCAGTCGATACAATGATATCGGGTGTCCAGTCTTTTGGTGTATATGTAACACTAGGCATCGGTGCTTTGAATGCTTGTTCTGTGATTTGTAATTCCATAGAGATATTATCATTAATATCACTATACAACGGCTTTTCGATATAATATCCAGGTAAACCAGATACAAATTCTTCCGTTCTAATAAGAACCATGTTGTATAACCCCGGAGCAACATCTGCAATATCGCCACTATCCAACATTAACACTATCAATCCTTTTGCTGGACCGAGTGTGCATAGTTTTTCTAGAACAATTGTCCTATTTTCTACATTGACTACTCGTGCATATACTTGCTGATTACATGCAATGTCGACTGGTGTTCTATCAGGTCCTAATGCCCTGAAGATAATTTTATTGTCGACCCCTTTATGTGCTAAAATTGGAGCTTTGTTCATTGGGCCATTGTCGCGAAGTGGGCAAAAGACATCGTCAACTGCAAGTAATTGTCTAACATGATCATATGCGAAAACCTTGTGGAAAGTTATATCCATTATTTATCTACTCTTAATTTACATTTATTAAAATGATGTAGTTTCATTGCTCCAGGCCCGCCTGTTTTATCACAGTGTGGACAAGAAATAACTGCCTGTTTTATACCTTTTAATTTTGACGGTATACCTGTGCGGGCCTTAATAAAATTTGCCGTATGTGTTGCTGTTCTCGGCGCTTTCTTTACACCATTAAGAGACTCACTTATTTTTTTCTTTGTTTCGTCGGATCTATGTGTACCTATCTTAGCATCGCTATATTTCTTCTTTGTTTCGTCAGAATGTTTTCTGCCTATATTAGGATTAAAATTAGCAAATGAATCTTTTATCTTCTGCTTATGTTCGGACGTTAACGGAATTCCCTTTTTAGCTGTTCGTGACGCTTCTTTAACAATTGCATATTCATCTGCATCAATAACACGGTCACCGTTTTTCTTAAAACATAATCCAGATAAAGCATATAACATCTTTCGCTTGTATATTCCTGAAAACATTTCTGATAATAACTGATGTGCTAAGAAATGCTCCTTAGCAGAAAATGTTACTAAATTAGTAGGATCCTTTATTTGTAGTTTGTCATTGCACATACATACTGGTAACATATGGTGTTTTTCTACATACCCGTCAATTAAATCTCGTAACAATGCAGACTCGCATAATGCAATATAATCAATCGACTGTTGATTTTTTAATGAAAGATTCCATATAATATCTAAGTAAGTGTTCATATCTATATTTATCAGCTAACCATCAAAAAGTTTTTTAACATATTACCAGTTTAACAGATGTTTATACGAAAGTCAATTGACATCAAAAAAAGTTTCAATCAATTTTAAATAGTATAAATAAGAGCATGATAGATTTGAATGAAATAAACGAGAAATTCCCATTCCTGAGTGGTTTAAAGTGCCAAACGCACGAATACATCGGTATCATTCAAAATTCGGATGATAAAATTATAAGCTTTTATGATTACGAAGCTATACGCACACCAGAAGAGAAGGTGTTGTTTATGGAATTGGGTGAAACTTGGTGGTGGGAAAGTAATAGATTATTGCCGATTAATATCTTTTTGCAAGGGCAGATGACTCCGTTTAGATATTGTATGAAAACTATCGTAAATAAAGATGTAGAAGTTATGTTTGGATCGCTAACTAGCTTAAACAACATAATGAAGAAACGTATCAAGAAACGTCAAATACAATTGATTCGTCGGGCTGACTAAATTCTATCCCCGAATACCTAAATTTAACACCCATCAAACGAAATATAATAAGATCGCTCTCATCTAAGTCAACTTTAGCGTGATACTGCTCGTATAGTCCCATAACAGGACTAATATCAATTGCCGCCGACACAGTTTCAATTTTTCTATACATACTATTCTTTTGCCATCTGTTCAATTAGTAGATTCAAATTAACAATAATAGCTAATGCATAGGCTAGGGCGTGAGATTTTTTGAATCCATATGTGTCATTTTCGACTTTCACCCATACATCTTTCCTAATAGCATCCCACCCAGATTGTTGTAAATATGCTTTGGATGGTCGAATGATTGCTAAAATCATAGCTAAATCTTCTACAGACTGTGGTTTATATTTTGTTAATAAACGACTATAGCCCTTAAGATGGAATAACTTATCAGTAACTTCTTCAAATTCAAAAAAGTCCCACGGCGGTTCCCTATCTAATAATTCTAATAAATGTGCTTCATTTCTTACACCTTCATACATGTTTACATTAAGAAAATCTATCTTAAAGTATCCATAATTATTAGCAACTTTGTGATCTAGTGAAGCAATGTTTGTTGCTGGGTCGCGTGGAATATTCTGAAAATACAATCCCGTAGGATGTTTTTCAAATTTACCATCTGCCCTATCGATTCTACAAAAGATACATTCGATATCTTTTAGGATACCGTCTCGATTAAACACGTCTATATCGACGTCTGTCGTAATTTTTCTTGTCATAAACTCTTTAACATCTTGTCAAGTGCTGTTAGTTGCCTTCTTGCGCCGAACCGTAACATAAATGCTACAGCATCTTCTTCGTGTTCAAACACAAATGACATCCTATAATAATATGTAGTAATGGATCCATCTGTAATATTTTCTTTTATCCATGCACTTACTTCGGCACGAAATTCGTGTTCGAAATACGTTCTGTCTATAACAACAGTAACAGGTAATGTCATCGTGAATATGGTTTCATGATAGGAATATATGGGTAATAAAATAAATGGTTATTTTTCGGTGCTACATATTGTAATTTGAAAAATGTAGCATCGGCTTCGTCCAGGAAGGTTACTATACGTTCATATCTCTCATATACTAAATTTTTCGGATCTATATTAGTATATAACCATTCTTTAATGTGATCATTATATCTTACAGATATCATAGTCCTGCTTGCACTAATAAATTACTAATATATTCTACTTCGTCTGGTTCTTTTTTAAATTTCTTCTTCCAAAAACCCGGATCAATAATTATCCCAATCATTGCACCATGCTCTTCATTAAATCGTGTCATTAAATTCTCGCCCGAACTTGCAAGGTATAATACCCAGGGACTTATTCTGCCTGTCTTAATTAGGTGTGATGCTTCACCCGGATGGATGCTCGTGAAGAAATCACTGAACTGAACATGTTCTTTATCACACCATTCTGCTATTACAGTAATCGTTCGTTCTGTTGCACTAGATGCAGGTTCTTTCTTAATTAAATCGTCGATATACAATTCATAAATAGAGTCTTTTGTCCAATCCTTTAATTTTACACTCTTCATAATAACATAATCTATGTATTTGTCTATATGAATGGGTTTTAATTGGGCAAGGTGATTTCCAAATTTAACAAAGTCAATATAATACGGACTATCGATAAATTCCTCAACAGTCTTAGTCTTTTTCGAATGCATTGTTAATTCATAGAATCGCTGAAATATTCTAAGGCCGAATCGAGAACCTGCCGAATTTATATCTATGTTACGCTGTTTCTTAACGCACATATGCGTCGCAAGTGTTCCTGCCTTATGAAATTTTCTATCACAATATTTGCATACAAAATCTTGTTTCATTATTTTATTAGCTAACAAGATTATTTTCCTTTAGCTTCACCCCTGAATATTTCTTTGATTGTCTTGTCATCGTAGCCATTTTCTTTAAAGAATAGTTCTAAATCGGCTCTTGTATTCATTGAAAGCATTAATTCGATATCATCGTCTTTTAATAAAGGGTATATATCAATCAATGCTTGTTCTATCTTATTTTTCTTTACACCCTTCGGTGGTGCAATCCATGGGTGGAATTCTTTTCTATTAGTTCCGCACAATGCCAATAATTTCCATTGTAACTCCGGATGTTTAACTAGACTATTAAAATTACTATTAACTAAATCGTTTACCATCATTAAATGATGTTCTGGATGATTCTGAGCGGAACTAAAACTTCGCATAAGTTTCCACATGCCAAATTCTTTCTTCTCTTCGGGAGTTAATGTTTTATAAAAATCCTTATCACCCTTGTCTGCTGCCGGTAATACAACTTTAAACATATCTAGTTCGTATTTTTTAGCTACCTTAGGCTCTTCCTCAATTTCTACAGCATCTGGATTCATTTCAAAGAATCCACTTAGCCAATCTTGCATGTTATCCATAGTTTACTTATAAATTTGTAATATAGCTTTAACTTCTTGTTCTAAATTTTCTATTTTAGATGCTGCTTCGTCTAATAAGTCTGCTATACGATCAGGTTTACCTTCTTGCACACTCTTTCGCGAGTGTATTTGACGACGGATCTCTGCTCGTTTACGTAACCGAGTTATTAAATCTTCATTATCCATATTTTACTCAAATAAAGCGCCAATGTCAATCACATCAGGTAATTTACTTACTTCTTTAACAAATAATACACAGTTCGGACACGGTTTGTCTTCTACTGGTACTACTAAGATATTACCGTTCTTTAGTTTTGGGAAAAACCATTTTACTTCCGCATACACATTAGTAATGTTTACTTCCTGTGGTCTCGGTACCATATGCTTCAAAGGATTAAATACCATTGTGTGAAAGCCTCTATCATTAAGACTTGTCAGCGGCATTAGTTCTAAATCACTATAATCCGAATCACAAACTAATATCGACCAATCTAACGGCATTTGCACAGTAAAATCGCCGATCTGTAATACAACAGCTGGCGCATAAAAACTTTCTAGGAATATAAGCGGTATAAAGAAATAGTCAGGATTCTTTGGATCTGAATAGTCCAAAACACAAAATCGCACATCTTCTACCTCATTTGGTATTTTGTCTAATTCATAACTCTCATTGCATTCTGTCAATATTTTCATTATTATCCTTAATTTTATTCCTACAATTGTTACCATGCCACCGTTTATAATTAGCTGGAGAGCATTCTATTATTATAACTGTATTATTATGTTTGAGCAAGACTTTCATCTACCAAGACCTATAGTTTTTCTATGTTCTTGCCATTGCTTTTCTAATTCTGCCGGATCTCGTTTCACATTATATGTGCCGATTGATATGTGGCTCGGTGGAATACCACATCTTATAAGATAATCGCATAGCATATTTTCGAGTCCAAGATGCCTAAACGACATAAATGTGATCTTTTCTGCAGTCTCTGAATTATCTACAAATACCAAAGTAGTAAGTATCCTTGCACTTGTTATTAATGCCGAACTTATAGTTGCTTCTTTTGTAGCAAAATTTGTATTCATAAGCGGCATTACATCATCTTTTTCTTCGAATCTTTCTAAACATGACACTGTTAAGTCATTGGCTTCGAAAAATGTTTTTAATAGTGTTACATACCCGAAGGATATATTTGTGTTTATGTTCATGTGCTCTCCACTGGGTCAAATCTGCGCATAAAAACAGAAAATGCTTTCTCTATACTGCCGTGTTTTAATATTAAGTATGTCATAGTTGCATTAGCATCCATATTCGAATCTTTGTGCAAGTAGCATATTAATTCTTCTTTGTTAAGAATATTATAAAATTTATCATAAGAACCAACCGAAATATCCGACATACCATGTTCTGCAAGAAACTCTTCGAAGAATACTGTATATGTTTTATGAATAGTTGTTCTTATTGATTTCATTAGTAAATTACTTTCTTAACACTAAATGGATATTCTGCTTCTTTATAAAATTTCTTTCGACTAGTTAAGTGTCGTTTACTATATTTGCAATTAGAACATATGTCGTATACATTCACAAAATCTTTGTCAGGTGCTACACGAATTCCACGACCAATACTCTGAATTACACGAACAAAACTCTTACCAGCTTCAAATAACACAATATTAAAAATACGAACGATATTAATACCCGTAGATGCAACACCGTATGTAGCAATAATTATTTTACCATCAACTTCTTGCACTTCTTTATATTCTTCTTTGCGATCCTTGGATTTCATCTTACCAGATACGAAAACAGAGTCTGGTATAAGTGCGTGTAACACCTCTCCTGTCTGAACACGATCAACCAATATAAGTGTATTGCCTGATTCAGACATTGTTATAAGCTCTGCTGCGATAAATTTCAGTCTAGCTTGACTAGTAGTTAACCATTTTAGTTCTGCTTGATAATTAGAGAATGCTGCTTCACCTAAATCTTGCATCTGCCAAACATTAACATGTAATTGTGCCAAAATACCTAAATCTTGCAGTTCTTTTGTATTAATTTTACCCAAAAGTGGGCCAATACATGCAACTACACCAACTTTATCTGCCTCTTCTTCGGGCATTGTACCAGTAAGACCCCAACGAATCGGTGCATTACACAAATAAGTCGATAATAACTTCCTTAACACGTCGGCTTTAGCTTTATGCACCTCGTCGACCATGACACATACAACACCTTCAAAGAAAGCATTTATATCTATGTCTAAATCCTGGTCTTTCGACTTCTTTGCCAAACTTTCCAAACTTTGCCATGTGCATATTGTGTGTGTTCTCAGATAGTCCTTTCTGTCACCAAAGAATACTCCGACATCGAGTCCCATATTGATATAATCCTCTTCAGTTTGCGTTACTAAATCCTTAGTTGGCACAATTACTATACTACGCCCATAAGGTTCGACCTTATGGCTAAGAATCGCCGTAATTAGGGTCTTTCCCGCACCTGTTGGGGCGATATTGATACCGGTAATGTTCTCTAAATAAGAGTTAATTACACCAACCTGATGTTCTTTAATAATAATAGGCTGACCTGCTAATGGATGTCCGGTTGGCCACATAATATGACTGTAACTTTCCTCTGTAACCAAATCAAATTCAAAGTTTTCGCTAGGCAAACGTCTGTCATCAATTTCTATTTCATATCCGTGTTGTTGCACAATTGGCAATAACCTGTCTAATAAGTTAACATAGGAAGTTGCACCCATAGAACAATAACTCATCTTCCCGTCCCATCGGCCCAGCCTCACAGCTGGAAGGAATTTAGCACCGGGCACATAAAACTCTAAAGACTTTACCATTGCCCTGCGACATTCTATGGAAAGTCCCTCTATCTTTATATTTACTTCGTCGAGTATGATTAATTTAGCTATTGTCATAATGTCGCATCATCCAGACCTGCAATACGCAAACGCCCTATATGGCCTAACATAAATGATTTTTGTTCCATACCTTTGTGTATTCCTAAATATTTGTTACGCAATAATGCTACTTCATTTATCAATACAGTAGAATCTACTATAGATGCTACACCATCAACATACTTTTCTGCATCTCTGGAACTAAGTGTCTTATTATATGCTTCTAAGAATTTCTTAAATTCTGCAGAACGATCTTTTCGCAACTGTATATTCATAAATTCCAACACAGCTTCGATTTCTTGAAGTTGTGCATACCGTTGTTCTACAATTCCCGGAAGTTCACCGGCATGTTTTTCTAAGCTACGACCCTTCAGTGATAATTCTAGGCGAGCTGTTGCCAACTCGCCTTCGAAATAATCAATAAAATCGGGGATTAACCCGAAGTTATTAGTAACTCGGTGGTACCAATTCATAGTTGATGCACTCGCCTTATCGCAATTTCCATAGCCTGAATTAACAGTGCTGCTCGTTGTGGTCTAGACATCAATACACGTTTAATTGCCATAGCACGAGGAGGGACACCTAGGTCTTCTGCTATGGCCTTATGCACCCTAGTCAGATTTACTGGCTCTGAAATCCAAATAACATAGTCAGCACCTACAGTAGGGTCACACATGTTGTCGTGATACTGATGGACTTGTGTTATTGATGCCAGAGCATCCTTACTATTAATTGTCAGTATTAATGTTTCGCCGAATTCAGCAGCGGTAGGCTTATTCGTCATATCTATCTTCCCTGTCGTCATCTTCTTCATCCAACGCTTCCGGTAAATGACTTCTTACTGCTGCGCGAAGTTCTTTATCTAAATCTTCATCTAGTAAGTCATCTTCGACTAAATTAAATTCATCGAACACATTAATAAGAATGTCTGCTACTTCTAGGCGCTCTTTCGGTTGGATATGCGACTTCATTCGACTCCACAATTCCATAATCAATTCATTATTTTCGCTTACCATATTATTCCCCTGTGTCTAGTTCGGTTGTATCGATTGTTTCTGCTGCTTTTTGTGAATCTTTAGTTGCAAATTCGGACATAACTAAATCCATAATGCCATTTGTATTTCTGCTCCACTCTTTTCTAAAATACTTATGGACTTCTCCATTTAAGTCTGTATAAAGATATCTGTTACCTTCTTTAGCAACAAAATGTTTCTTTTCAATCAGATCAAAGAATCCACTATAAGGAGACATACCTGTATCGTATGGAATCTGAAGTTCGATATCTTCGAATGGTTTGTTGAAACGTGTCTTCATTACTTTGCAACCTGCTCTAATACCTTGCACTTCGGTTACTTTATTTCCTTCAGTATCTTCTTTTAATTTTAGTTGCTTCATTGCAATAACAATACTCGAAGCGTAAACTGGGCCACTACCGCCACTAATCTTATCATCAGGGGAATACGGATCTTGTGAACTGTATGAGTGATTGGTACATACTAATCCGATGTTTAAATCGCCGAACATGTTAAGACAATTACGAACCAATGCCATAAGTTCTTTTGGTTTTGATCCAAAGTCACCTTTCATTTCGTTCTTTTCAAATTGTGCTGCACCGATAGCCGACGACATCATACCAATCGAGTCTATAACGAATAGAATCTTCTGTCTATCTTCAGGTGCCTGTAATTTATATTCCTTAACAAAATCATTAATAATTTGTGCTGCATCGTTAATTTGTGATACATTTAATTTTAATAATTTTTCTTCTGATGTGTCTACACCTAATGCATGTAACCATGCTTCATCTAATGCATTCTCTGTATCCATTACTATACAATAAATGCCTTGTGCCTGTGCATTCTTAACAATATTACCTGATACGATATAACTTTTACCTGCGCCGGATTGTCCCGAAAACATCGAAACTTTACCGAGCGGAATACCTCTAGAAAAGTCGCCCGATATGAGGTAGTTCAGGGCAAAATTTCCAGTCGATATCCATGTATCTGGATCATGAAACCCTGCACTAATACCTGTAATACTTTTTGTAATTGATCTACGAAACTTACTTATGTCAATTGCTTTTGCCATAATTTCTCCAAAATGAGAGACAGTGAAATAAGCAACACTAAGTTGCTTATTTCATTTGTCTATTGATTACTTCTGTCTATTGCGCAACATTGCAAGAATCTCTGTCGGACTCTTGCCTGCTGTTGCTGTTGCTGTTGCTGTTTCGGCTACAGGCTCATCTGTATCAAACGGTGCATCGTCTTCATCCGCAGCTGGCATTACAACTTTAGCTGCCAGAGTTGGCGCAGGTGTTGTTGGACGCGGTGCATATGTAGAACGAGTGGTCTTTTTTCCTTCGCCGCCGTCATCATCTTCGCCGGGTGCTGATTCAAAACCAAATGGCTTGAAGTGTTGGCTGAAACGTGCAGGATCATATAATTGACCATCTAACGATTCTTGGAACAGTTCGAACATAATACCCATTTGCTCTGGTGTTGGACGCTTTGGCAAATAAGTTGACAAGTCGACTGCACCATGTTGGGCAATTGCTGCCTGCATGTCTTCTGTTAAACTAGATTCTTTTCTAGCCCATTTCGAAGTACCATAATCAGCAAAACCACCTTTACTTGTTTTAGAAATAATAAAGTCGGTTCCGTTGATAAAGTCAACTGGACTGTAAGCCATATCAGGATCCATTAATGCAGCCTTGATGATTGCAAAAATTTGTGGACCAATAATAAACTTACGGATCGGATTTTCTGGTACTTCTTGTTCATTCATTGGATCTTGCTTTACAAAACCTTGCATGTAATAGGTACGCTTGCACCAGTATTTACGTGCTAATTCTTCGAGCGACTTATCTTTCCACATTGGACGAACTTCGTTCAAAATAGGGCAAGTCATCTTACCATCCCACATTTCGATACACGGAACCTGAACGATAACTGGCTTAGTTTCGTCTTGTCCTTTAATACCCGGGAAAGGTAATTTAATTGTTTGACGCTCTACCCAAAAGAAGGTATTATCTTCATTTGCATCTGGCAGGAATCGGAGTGTTGCGGATGTGCCTTCTGGAATATTCCAGTGTGCATAGACTGTTTTATCGCTGGAACCTTGGTTGGTACCGCCTTTACGTGCATCTAATGCTTGGAGTTTCTTACGGATTTCGTCGAGAGTTTTTGACATGATTTATTTCCTTTTTATAACGCGGTTAATTTGCTTTGGTTTTTATTTTAGTCAGGATGCGTTACTTCTTAACTAACAAATGTATTTATCTGTTTTATTAAGCAATTACGCTATTATTGATAGCAAAATGCAAAACAGGTCTTCGTCTAACATGATGCTAGTATACGAAAACCTGCCGTGTTTGTCAAGAATTTCGGGGAGAAATTCTTGTTAAAAGTATCTTACATAAAATTATAATCGAAACGGTCAAAATATGCTGCTAAGTCTACTGACTCTTTAATTTCTTTCTTAGTACCTATAGTTTTATCTTCTATTTTAACATTTTCAAGAACTTGTCTAAGAACTGCACGTTCAAAGTCGTTTACAATGCCTTCCTTGCATAGCTTAGTACCAATCTTATTTACGAAAGTAGATAATTCTTCGTTTTCCATAATACGTAATGCGAATTCATTTAATTTAAATCCTAAACGAGCATTTTCACTTGCAAATTCAAACATAGGTGTCGTATTTAATGATTCACGACGAACAATAACAATGTTTGCTGCTGCTTCTTCGATACGCTTGTGAAATGTGTTTTGTTCTTGCACTAACTGCTTTACGATCGGCAATACTTCTTCAAACTTTTCATCAAAGCGTCGAATGGTGAACAAATCTTTTAACTGACTTGTGTCATCTTCTGCAAGTGGCTCGCGTTCGAATGTCTCTAAACGTGCTCTTACTGTTTCATATGTTTTAGATCCAGTGATTTTCTTCAATTCTGTGCGAAGAGTCTGGATATTTTCTTTAATAGTTTCAATAATACCGGAACTATCTTCATTTATTAGTTTGTTAGTAGTAACATAACGGTTGAATGACTGAAGTTTTAACAATTGCCCAGTGCTTTCAGAAATATATGCACCTACTTTATCTCCCATCATACCGCCATGTGCCATATGCTGTGCCATTGCTCTTGCACCCGGCAAGTAGTTGTGTTGGAAACGCATACGTTCGCCGTTACATTCTAAGAAAATTGCACTAATATGACGGCTACGCGAACCTCTTACACTCTCGTCCACCGGAGTTTTATGACGAACTAAGATTCGCACATTTTCCAGTGTCTGTTGGGAAGTTTTTAACGAACCAAACATTTTACTAAAGCTTTCCATTACTGCTTCTTCGACTGTAATTGAATATTCCAAGCCGTATTGTGAATGGCGTTGTGCAGTTATCTTACCCGACTGTACTAACCTGTTTAATACAGGCTGAATTTCACTTAAAGTGACCCCAATATCATCTGCCAATGTATCTGCCGAGGTTGAACCGAACTGCTTAACTTTATGTAATACTTTTCCCATAAGTTGATGATTATATGGTTGCATCGAATCGTTTTCCATCATTGCGTCTCCCTTTTTCATTTTTGCCTGGTAGGCGTAATCTCTTGGCTGAATTTGTTTACCGAAAACCTTAATATCCGAATTCATTTGGAATTCGTTTGCTATATCACGAATATTTTTTTGCAAACTATCTACCGAATTGCCTACATCAGGTCCTTTACTAAATTCTATGCAGTTTGCGTCTTCGTCTATAGTAACCATTAAATTAGGTTTGGCGATGAAGAATCTGCACCCCAAAGTAGGATCAGTAGTTTCTGCACCGGCTTCGTCGTAGATTTTGACTTGTAAGTTATTACCTTTCAGTAATGCAAATATCTTTCCTGCTAACTTATCCATTTCGGCCATAATATTCCTTGTTTCGCTTATTTATCTATTATCGAATACTAATACTGAATTTATGTGGGGTTGAGTTTATGTGTAATCTTATATGCTAACTGAGTAACACGTTCTGTCGGATTAGCTATATATTGCAACGTGCTCGGATCTGTGCTAACAGAAATTAGCTGAATACGTTCTGTCGGATTCTTAATACCGCGAATTAGCCTAGGATATTGTGTTACAGCATGTATCTGAGCTTCGATCGTTGGGTCGGAGATACGTCTTATTGCCAATGGGTCGTTTTTAACTGCTGCAATCTGTACCTTCGGCGAAGGATTAGCAATCCCGTCAATAGTGTTACCATTTCGATTGACTGCTGCTAATTGTGCGTTTTCGGTCGGTTTAGTTATGTGGTGTATATTTCGAGGATTGTCTTGTATTGCTGCAAGCTGTACCTTTTCTGTCGGATTACTAATAAATTCAATATAATGGCCTTTCGCATTTACTGCTATCAATTGTACCTTCTCTGTAGAATTTTCGATATATTGTATATTACGTGGGTTTTCATTAATGGCTATTAATTGCAAATGCTCAGCTGGATGCTCGAAGTGTTCGATTACTGCCGGTGTATGTGTAATTGCTACACGCATCACTTCATCTGATGGATCAGTTATATAGACAAGGTTGGCACCGTTCTTTTTCACTGTTGCTAACTGAACCTTTTCTGATGGATTCTCAAGGTATTCTATACTGGCCGGATAATCCTCGACAGCCGCTAATTGGACTTTTTCGGAGGGATCTTTCACCCATTGTAAAACATCGTCGGTTCTAGGAATGGCTGCTAAAACTATGTCGTCCGGGAAGGTCTGTCTACCGTTTTTACTACCTATACGTGATATATAATTATCAGAATATCTAGCTGACTTTGTATAAATTAATAATTTTTCGATTTCCGGATTCTTCGATGTTCCATCGAAGTCCATCATTAACTCTTTTAATCTTCCGACCTGATCTTTATAAGCGCCACGTGCTGTATCTAACGTCTTAGTATTATCATCCGTTTTTGCAAGTTCAAGCAATGTCGATACTGATAACCCAGTTTGTGCTCTAAACTCAGGTTCGTCAAGGGATTTATCTTTTTGATCAAATAATTCAATTTGATCAATGTCATTATGATATGCGATTGCCCACATGCCAGCATTTAATTTATTTAGACAATATATTAGTGTGACTTGTTTATTATAAAAATATTGTTCGAAGTGTGATTGATTTGTTTTCGTTGTACACCAATCACTATTTTTACCGTGGAAACAACTCGCTTCCTTATCTACAGGAATTACTATCAGCCACGTATCGTCTTCTTGCAATGTTATAGATTTGCCAGGTATACGCTTACGTTTAACATCGGATTTTGTCGGTTGTGTTGCCTTAGTGGTCACAAATTTATTAAATGCATTCCAGCCTTGTTTGCGCCACCAGTCGATATTACGCTCGTTACCCTGAACCTGATTTTTAGTAACTAACTGTTTATATGCATTAATAGCATCTTGGGCGGATTCCGGATCAGAAGCATTAGTAAATTCTAACTGTGCTTCTTTATAACCTTCTATCAATAATTCAAATAATCGCATGTTAGATACAAATTGGCATAGGAGCGGAGAACGACGAGTCATCCATTGACCCTACATTACTATTGATTGCAGCCTGAGATTTATCATCCCATGTCGATATATAATCTGTCATACGCACAGCTAAAATCGTTGCCATAATTAAATCGTCTGTCTGTCCAACGCGGGCCTCATATGTATTGCCCCTAGATACAAATACTTTAAGCTCTGATATCAATCCTTTCGAATTTAATTTCATCTTACCTGATTCGATTAAGAATTTTAGTTTAGCACATGCTTCGAGCTTAGATTTATTAGTTGTAACAAATCCTGCACGTCGGCCGCTCTTGCCTTGTAATCTATTTTTCGGATCGTGTAACATTGTTCCGCGGAAGTTTTCTTCACCGGTGTCGCGAATAACAACTAATGCTGCTTCGCCCAATGAATTACTTTCCACCGACCAATATAGTTCGGGTCTACCTACATCGTGTAATTCTTCGAGTATTTTTTTCATTGTTCTTACTTGCTCTTCGATCGGTGCTCTATTACTACTCCATTCAGCTACCTGAACTAGTGTAGGTAATTCAATAACCTGAATTGCTGCATTGTCACCGCCTGTACCCATCGACGGGTCTAACGATACCACATATGTGCAACTAGGATGAACATCTGCATACCATCTTACTTGTCCAGACTTACGTATAGGTAATTTAGATTCGATCTGAGAAAGTTTAACTGGATTGATAAGTGTTTCTTCGAATGTGATAAACTGACACTTATGTTCGCGCAGAAATCTATCTTCGCCCAAACTTGCTAGTTGTTCGTCTGCCCATTTTTCATCTCGATCAGGATGAGCTTCCCATGTAGCCATGTATGGCTTAAATCCGTTCGTACCGGTTTCTGTTTCGTTACCGTTGTTATCTACTTGCTTATTAGCATTGAACCAAATATCAGCAAATTGATCTTCGTCAGTGTTTGGTGTGCTTGTTATAATACATTTACCACCGGTAGACAGTGTAGGTGCAAGTGATGTCCAGAATTCTTTAGCTATACCTGCATCCACGAACGCAAATTCATCTAAATAAACTAATGATAATGACATACCACGACCAGTATTTTCTGTAGTCGTTGTTGCTACAATCTTAGACCCATTGTCGAATGCTATAGAACGTTTGTTGTATGTTGTTACACCTGCGCGGATGTGATCAGGTATTGACTCGTATGCATAACGCACACGATCCATAATATCTTGTGCTGAATCATATTTGTATGAAGTGACTAAAATCTGTGCATCGTCGTTAAACATTGCATACCATAATAGATAACCCGCAGCTACCGCAGTCTTACCCATCTGACGCGATACCATATTGATTGATTTTTTATAGTGCGTGTATGACTCAATTAAGTCTAATTGAAAATCGTAAGGAACAAATCGTTGTTTACCCTTAGTCGAGTGCTGAACATACATAAAATTACTCATGAAATACAATGGACCCGTTACCGGGTCCATACATGCTTTCAATTCATCTATCTGTAATTTTGTATACGATACTTTTGTATAAGCACGTTTTACAAGCTTATCATCTTGATATATTGCCATAAGATTTATTTAAGTTTTTTTGACTCATTCAAATAATTTCTGTATCCATATACAAGTTCTTTATGCACTTCTGCTACTTGCATCTTTTTCTGTTCCGGATTGTCACCCTGGCGAGCGCCGGATGGTCCAACTTTACGCACAACAGGACTATCTGCACCATTAGGAAAGAAATCGTTACTATCGGCACAGTCGATGTCGGCATATCCATTATTCATATCAAATGCTTCGTCAAATTCGTTCATATTACTGCCCATACTAGCTTTATGTTTCTGACGGGACATTTGGGCAACTAAATCATGACGCTGTTGAAGATGGCGGACTGCCTGATTATATTCCATACCAGTCTGTCGCATTACATCTTTAATTTCTGCCTCAGAGGGCTGATGCGAATAGTTCATACCTTCATCCATATCTCCATCGCCTGGATGTGGAAGTGGCTCGTATCTTCTGTTAGAGTATGGTTCTCCTTCACCTTCGCCGTCGTAATCATCGTCATCGAATGGCTGAGCATCTGTTTCATACATATCATGTTCGCCAGAATTAGCGTAGTCCCATACCTGTTCTTCTATGTATCGCATAGTTTCATCTGGAAGATTGTTTAATTCTTCGCCCGTATCTAAGCGGCAAATATATGTAATATCTAAATCAGGTTCCTCTGCAGGTTCTTCGCGTGTTGCAGGCGAATATGATCCGGATATCTTATAATTTACACCAATTGTTATATCATCGGGCTCATCCTCGGATCGTTCTACGAATGGATTGCTAATTGTTAATTCACAGTCATATCCACCGAAATTGCCTGTACTACCTTCTTCGACTTGAGCTGCATCAAAAGCTGCATCAGCTTGATTTCGACCAACGGTGCCTGCTGTTTGCATATTGGCTTCATTATCCGGAGCAATTGTTTCATTAGTTTTATGCTTCATAGCATTACTAAGTTGTTTGGTCCCAGTATCAGCTTTATTGAATTCTTTGGCTACACTACGATCCATGCCTGCCTTCTTAGCAAATTTAGGATCATGTGCTGCTGCTGCCATAAATCTTGCTTGTTTTTCGGATGACGATTTTTCATCGACTTGACCACCTACACCCGGCACTGCCATAACACCTTCGGTCAAAATACCTGCCAATTGTTTCATTCTTTGTAAATTCATTATAAAACTCCTGTCTTCATTAGATTAGCTTTTTTAACACGACCAAAAAGCCCTAAATCGTCTTTCTTTAAATTCTTTGGGTTATTAAATCCGTCATAGTCTTTCGGTAATGTCGAATGATCAACTGTTTCGTCAGGACTTAACGGATTAATAACTTTAGTAACTGCACGTTCTTTACTTACTTTTTCAAGTTCTTTCAAGAAGCTTGTATTGTATTTTTCACCGTATGGAACAGTTTCGGTTTCTTCATGGTCACTGCCTAAGCGTGTTTTGTATTTTGATTTGAATTCTGGAGAATTTCTATCAAGGTATAGATCTGTCTCAATTTGACGAGGGTCATTTTCTGAATACACAGCAAGTTGTGCTGTGGAAATTCCCATACTGTTACAAATATAAGTTCTTAGAAAGTCTAGTGATCCAGGGTAGCCCAGGACTAAGTCGCAAATGAACACAGGCGTGTTTTTTACGTTTGGAAAATCTAGCGGACTTTCCTGTATTGGGGTTTTTCTAAATGATGATGCTGATTTCAGATCATACTTCTGTAAGCAAGCTTCGAGCATATCAATCATTTCATTAGGCATCTCATGCACAGCAAATTTTAAGACATAATTATATTCAGTCTTTGTTTCAGCTACATATAATGCAAAGTGTTTCTTTTCGGACATAAGGACTCCAGTGTTATGACTATTTATCAGAGTTTTCTGATTTACTATCCACTATATACTTGAGTAGTTCGTTCCTGTCGAACTCGCCACCGCCTGCAAGGCGTCTATCGCCGTTACCTTGATCTATGTCAATTTGCTCTGATCGAACTTTCTTAAGTTGAAGTTCTATCATCTTTATCTTTCGATCGGCTTTAGCATTCTTAGCATCTAGTGCGGTTTTTAACATTTGACCAGCAACTTCATATATTTTACCGGCGTGCATGTCGGGCACGTTGCCACCAAGAGCAATTAAATCGTTAAAGGTGTCTAATGCTCTTTTTGATATATCGTTCATATCGTTATCGTGTTCTTCTAATCCAACTACGATAGGTAATGCAAAATCAACTTTTTCAGCAGTTGTTAAGGATGAGCAGATAGCATCCGCTTCTACAATAAGTTCTTCCCTAGATTTTGTAGGTAAGTCTTCCTCCACTACCACTTTTTCAGTGGGCGGTAAATTAAAAAAATCTTCCATTTTGCGAGTCATCGAGTTTTCCCTTTAGGATTATTAAATATATTGTCTTCGTTCATTACACGAAAGGACATCCCGTGATTCTTCGCAAATGCTTGCGCTGCTGCCCATTTAAAAGTATTCAATGCGACCGCTGCCTTAGCCTGTTGTGACTTTGCTTGTTCTAAGAAAGTTTCTTTGGCTGGCTTTACTTCGATAATCTCTGCCTTCTGATTACCTTTAGCATCCACATAAGTGACTACAAAATCAGGCACATACACAGTATACTTACCTGTAAATGGATTTTGATATGGTATTTTTAAGGATTCACTTGCCCAACTAGATATATTAGGGTTCGTATCGAACATAACCATTACTTTATGTTCCCACGAACTTCTGAAAATTGGCAAACTGGATCCTACATACTTTTCCATATTAATTGGTCGGTACGTTCCTTGTACATAATTTCTAGCCATTATATTTCTCCAATAATTCTTCCAAAGTTTGCCAACACTCTACAGATTTTTTATTATTCTCTTCTCCGGATAATATCTGTAAATTATGTACAGAAGCAATAATTTTAGACGGAACATTATTTAAAAATCCTTGTTGAATTGAAAATATATGATCTAAATGATATCCTCGATTTCCACGAGAAATTAAAAAATCATGCGGATTTAATAATGATTTAAACTTTTTATAATTTCTATATGACATAGATCGAACCCTGTCATAATACCGCTGTTTCTCGGATTTAAATATAGGATCAATCATGCTACCATTCTTGATCATTGTTGCACATCTTTTAACTTGCTGATCATTTCTTTGTTCTTCCGTAGCATTTTTCCACCACAAATGGCAGCCAGTGTTAAACATTACGTCAGTTTTCCAAATTTCTTTTTCTATAGATGATAATTTATTCAACCATCCGAATCTGTCCTGCCTTTCCTTATTAGTTAGCAGGACATTATTCGCAGTTATTGTGTCTCCTACCTTATTGTGAATTGCTCGAGCTGTGCCATTTTCTTTTCTATCTGCCCAAATTTTTTCTTGATTCACTGCAACTTTTTCTCGAAAAATTTCAAATTTTTCTGTATCATTTTTTAAATGTTTTCTATATAATTTCGAAGCGCAAGACTTCGAACATGTCGTTCGGTATCCTTCCGTAAACATATAATATTTTGTTTCTTTATTACAAATTAAACAGGTATCTTCGTTATGTTTCTTTAGATATGTGTCATAATATTCTTTAGGCGAATATTTATGATTATTCGAGAGATGTTTAGATAGGTTTCTTAATGATTTTTGTTCCTTACCACATAATTTACATTCACACATATCATACCTTAAATATGTATTTATCATGGGAACTAACATTTATGCGATAATATCATTATGCTACCGGATCTACAATAACTAACTGCGGAAGTTCGCCCGATGTGCGCCACATCATGTTCTGGGCAGATACATCAGTTTCTAAATTTGTGTTTTGATCTGCGATATGCGCAACTAATTTTAGTACTCTTTGTAAATTTGGATCTTTAATTTTACTAGGATTCTGTAAACCTGCCTCTACTTTCTCCTCAATATACTTAGCCATCATTCTGCCCGTAGCCCTTGTCCATGTACCGAACATCTGAATACACACAGCTTTCATTGCTTCTGTATTATCTAAAATTTCGAGTGAGTCAAATTCTGTTAATTTTTCTAAGTTAGCTCTGTAGTGGAGTTTCTTATCAGGTGCTCGGCTTATCCTTAAATCAACTATAACAGGGAAATAAGGATTGTTTGCACCTAATTTAGTGAATTTATTTACTTGCATTAAATACATCAGGTATCCATCGTCTTCGATATTTTCGACGGAGCCACTTAAATCAGAAATATTACCTGCTTTAGCAACCTTAGTAACCTGATTTGCACGTTTTGGCGAATCTGTTGCAAATACACTACTAAATGACCCTGATCCAATTTCTTTAGCAGATGTTTTAGATTGGACATTTTGGAGATGCTTGTTTAAGTCTCGTTTTGTATTCTTAGGTTCGAAATCTATTAGTTCGTATAGTCGCATTATGACCTTATTTGATTAGCTTGTAGACTGTATTTATTATCAACACTAGTTGCTGTGCCTACTTGATTGCCCGAGTCCCGTAACATATTAAATGCACCATATGCATCTGGCGATAATGTTGTCTGATGATTAACCTCAGAACGCACTAATAATTCTGCAGGAGAAATACCTAATATAGCAGCTATGTCAATTGCAAGACCTGTCATAGCATCAGCATACACACTAGATGCACCTCTCGATAAAAAATAACATTTCGTAGAATTGTATGATGCTGGCGAATAACTGCCGACTACACCGGCGCCTAATGCTGCTTGAGCTACAGACCCCGGCGAAGGGAACGTTGTAGGGCCCGTCGCATACTTAAATGTATTTGCTATACTAGTGCCAACTATCTTAACTGTACGCTGGGTACCTAAATAAGTTAGCATTTGCGAACTAAATCGCCCTATTGATGGAATATTTTCAGCTGCCATTTACAGTCCCTGTTCGATTCATATCTGGATATGCGTTTGAGTCTGGTGTAGCTGTAGACCCGAACGGTTGTGTATAGATATCCGGTGTCGCCGGTGTATTAACTGGTTGTGGAGATAAATTTATTATGCCGCCAAGTGAACTAGAACTTGTTCGTGCCGATGTAGTTGTATCAAATGGGCTAGTAACTGCTCCGAGGTCACTCTGGACATTCTGATTTCTTACAGAATTTTCGCTACCTTGTGTAGCTGGATTAGCTGACTCGATAAAATCCGGATCCCATTGAGTGAATGACAGATTAGTTAATTCTAAAAAATCACCATGTGTAAACTGGCCTATTGTCGAATTATTATTTGTTTCTCCACCTTCTAATTTCATGTTCTGTATTGTATAGTATGCATATTCATATTCGAACATAAATGTTAATTCTAGCGTCTTGTCCCCTGCCGCGTAATTTAATACATCGTGTGTAAATGCAGAAATCCTAGGATTAACTAATGTTACTTGGTTAAATCTTCCACCGTGAACTTGATATATATCTATCGACTGAATCAAGTTTCGTATATTCTGTACTATGTCTATATTAAACCCGAAGTTATGATTATCTAATGTATCGGAAATAATATTCTGGATTGCACTTTTGTCACCGTCTGTATTAGTCGAATATACTTGTTCGCCACCTAAAGTCGAGTCAGTGCCTCCAAAAGTCTGTAATAATTTTGTCTGATTCTTTCCAGGCTCACTACCGTCTGCAAAATAGTAACGATAATACATATCCCAAAATTTCAAAGTTTTTCCGTCAGCAACATCATGGAATACCATCTTAATTGGTTCGAATGCTATTTTTGTCTGACTTAGGCGCTTTCGATTATATTGATTCAATGGTGTTGTTTCGATCTTCATCGACGGCATGTCAACAGTCTTCACCAATGGCATTATTTGTTCTAAATCTCCCTGTTTAAGGAAATCACTTATAAAATCTTTTGCTGTTCCTAAATTGTTCAATGTAATATTAAGATAATATTCGAACGGAAATCTAGGCTGATTCCTAAATAATGACTGAGATTCTTGATTAAAATTGTAGGCAGCGTGGTGCGAACTCTTTGTATATAAAAGTTTCGAACCGTTTAGTGATGATTGTAGGTTGGGCATAACTACTATTTACCTTCTTATTTAATATTAAATTCCGACGTAGTCATAAAAACACCTTACTAAAGTAAGGTGTTTTATAATCACTGTTATTCTTTTAAGAATTAAGTAGCAATTGCGCCACCAGCCGGGCTGTATGGGAATGGGTAAGTTGGATATGGATCTCCACCAACTGACATACCTTCGTTTGTATTCGGGCCAGCCAAATTAACTGCATTATCGAAGCGGATAGTCAATGTTACTTCCTGTGGATCGCCACTAGAATAATCACCGTCGCCATACTGAGCAACGTTAATGAAACATCCTTCTAAATACCAGGACTCAAGTTCTTCATTAACTGTACCATCTAATGAGTGAATTTCCATTGCAAATTTATAATTGATACCAGCTACTGCACTTGTCTGTTCAAAATGGTTCATCTGTTTCTGAACTTGTGCGCCAACTGATGTAATAACCGAGTTAGTAATATCATCACGTAATTTAATTTCGATTGCATCAAAACTATGCTTACCTTGGATCCATACAACAGAGTTGTATGAGTCTAACTTAACTTCTTCGTATGTAACTTTTGGACGAGTGCATGTCATAACGTTTGCAGTCATTTCACGTAAACCAAAGTTCTCACCAAAGTTATACCAAACTACTCGGAAACGATACTTCTGTTTAGGATGCAAAACACCCTGGTTCACACCATCAATCGGTACGCCAAATTTAGATAATGTTGAAAAATTTTGTGCCATTTTTATCTCCTGCTATATAAGCTAATACTATTTATCAATTTTTGATTTTTTTCATCCGACGAATTTATTAGAAAAATCAGTAATCACATATGATTCGCCGATGTCAATATTACACGAATAAGGTATTACAGCATATCCTTGGTAACCCCATTTAGGTCCAGTTGAATTTGCAATAATCCACGATCCGCCATATAAGGTATCGTCGTATCCTATAATGGTAACTGCATGTCCAATGGATTCAGGATTGTCAGTGTTATTTATCGGTTTATATTGATGATTGCAGAATTCACCACTTAAATTCCAAAATAATTTGCCTGTTCGTAATCCGACTATTATAGGAATGTTCTTAGTTAAATATTCTTTAAATTCATCCGGTAACACCCATTTATATGTTAGTAATCTGTAATGAGCTGCTTCAGTAAATGCTGGTGGATGTGGAACTGTCTCTACTCTCGATACTGCAAATGGCCAATGTCTTTCCGGAGGAACACCATATTGCATTAACGCTTCCAGTGTTGTCTTTAATTCTGCACCTTTTTTACCTAAGCGACCCTGTAATTTTCTAGTCATATAATATAAGAATAGTCTAGAAAAATTTAGTGTAATCCCTTTTGTCGACATCATTATCTCAACAGCAAGTAATGTAGCACTGGCAGTACAACAATCCACACCCATCTGAGGTTGTATATAATTAATGTATGGTCTTAGAGACATGGATGGATTCATATGAATTATTTATCGATAAAAAGAAACCAGCCGAAGCTGGTTTCTGTTAAGTTATTATAAACTTATAGTGATAAATTTGATCCAGTGTTTTTAATACGGATCGGGATGTAAATAAATTCAATTGCCTTAACTGGCTGAATCGCAATATCAATCCACAACTCGTTCCTATCAATACGTGCTGGTGTATTATTACTTAAATCACATACAACTAAGAAATCATACAAGCCACGCAATGTAATAAGTTCCGATAAGAAACGGTTGAATGCGTCAGATACTGATTTACGTGTAGTTGTATCATTTGGCTCAAACAAGAATGGCTGAGCAAGTAAATTTAACTGGTAACGTAAATAGTTCTCTAAACGAACAACATTAATGCGATCTGTTGCACTTGCGTATGGCTGACGTGTTTTTTGACCAAAGATAACAATACCGCCTTGTGGCATAACACGAATTGGATTAATACCATTCTGATAAAGTATATCGCGCTGGCCTTCATTCAACTTAACTGTAACAAATTGTCCATCGGCATTAACATAACCAACTGCTGCTGCATTATTGACTACACCGCGCTGTAAACCAGCTGGTGCAAACCACGGATATGCAACTTGATCATTATAAGCAATTGTGCGTAATGCCATATGTGACGGTGGAACAACAACATCTGTTCCGTCGACATTAGTAGCTAAACCACTTGGATACCATGCAGCAAAGTATTTACTTGCAGAAACAAGTCCATCTGCACCATTACCGAATGGTAGAGATGCACCAGTTGCCCAATTTTGCAAAGATGTGCCGGATGCATTTAATGTAAACGGTGTATCGCCTACAACAAAAGCAGTCTGTTTACGATCTTCGTTCAATACAAGCATCTCGTCAATTGCTTCAACAAATCCTGGAGCAGCAATAAGGTTAAAATACAAATCTTCTGCACGAATTTCTTCGTCGGAGATAATTGCTGACTGGATTGCTCTTACGATAACGATTTGCTGTGCGCCAGCGCCCATGTATGGAACACCGGCTGCGTTATTACCTGAAGAATTAACCCAACGTCCTGTCGAACCATTATTTGTATTATCTGGAGAAGCTGTTACGCCATCAAATACATACGGAGACTGCCATTCTTTGACATTGTCAGTAGAATAACGTGTATTCCAAAGTATAAATCCTTTAGGATATAATGCAGCTTGTGGAGCATCTGCGTCTAAATCTGGATAGTTGCCACCACCGTTATTATCGCCTGTACCTACTATACCGCCCAACTTATATAGTGGATTAGAACGAGCATCATTAAATAAAATACCATTCGGTGTTGTTTGATCAGTGTTATTAACTAATGTCCAACCGGTACCATTATAACGATAAATCACTGGATATGGTGCAGCATCTGTCTGAATCCATATGTCACCGTATGCCAATACTGGAAGCGGAATATCGCTGCGTGGATCAGCTGGCTGAGCATATAATGTAGGATTACCTACTGCGCCAGGAAGTGTAAATCCAGCTAAGTTACAATTTTCCCAGTGGTCCAAACCATCCGAGATAAGGATATCAACAACTGACTTACCGTCACTATCCAATCCTAATAATGCATTAAACCAAAGTTGTCCGTTCGCTGGACCATTTGTTGGTACGGATTTAGAACCAACAATAACTGCTAATGGAGCCCACGGACCTGTTGCACCGGAAGCTATTCTAAATTCTAATTCATTAGTAAGTGTAGAACCTGTACCAATAACTGGCTCGATATAAATCTGGCCGTTAGAACCAAAAGCGTTTGTGCTATAATATGTATTCGCTGCTGTATCATCTGTAAGAATTGGTGCTTCAACTTGCAAGAACGCAGAAACTGTAGAATCCATTTTACGCAATACAAGATTTGCACCTTGTGCTGCCGATGATGTCTTAACCCAGAACGTCTGAGTAGTTAATACGTTTGTAAGATCAGGCCAAATTGACTGAATTAATGTTTGTGTTGTAGGAGTTGTACCTAATTGAACCCATGCACCTGCAACTTTCGTCCAATAAGATAATGCTGCGGATGCAGTCTGGAATACTACTGCAAAGTCACCATTTACGCCGTCTGCAAGAGTAGGTGTGTTAGTTGTACCAGTTGCAAAATCGTATACAAACTTAGGAGTTACTGTTGTCCAGATTTCGTTCGGGAAAGTTCCTGAACGAGTGAACAATCCATACTTGGATCCACTCGATGATTGGTCAAACCAGTATGTTCCAATTGTTGCAGGACTTGTAGGTTCGATCGGAGTTGCTTCTAATTGTGCTGTATCCACATCTGCGCGAACTACACGGCACAAATTAGAAATACCTAAATACGAATAAGATGCCAGTAGACCGTATTCATTCAATGGATAACCATTAAGTGAAGTACCACTAACAGAATAAAATATTGGATCGCCGAATGTAGACACTAAATCTCGCTGAGAAGTAATAGACCATACTTTTCCAGCATTGGATTTAAGTGTACCTTGTGCTATTCCAGTTCCTGTTGGATCTGATTTGTCTTGTTGTGTCGCTATAAAAATAAGCGGAACAGTACCTGGACCTGCACCAACATTGATGCTCTGATCTATTACCGAAATACTTACGCCTGGGGAAACTAAAACTGCCATAATTTAACTCCTATGAAGATGAATACTTCTTGTTGCTAGTATTTATCAATAAGGGTCCTAAACATATAGCAAACAAAGTATCAATATTATCTTATTTTAGATAATATATCGGATACCTGCATACTAAGCGATTCCAGTGTGCTATCGTTATTTATGTCATAATCAATTTTTGAGCCAACCCACGCCCACTCGCTAAGATGTGCTGTGGAATATGTCTTTGTCATTATATCCTTAGCAATAGAATTACCCTTATTTGCAAGAATAGCTGTTTCAAACCATACCGGAGCCGGGCCACGATTTACACGTATCAATATACCACCCTGATCCTGAATGAATTTTATTTCATTGGGAAATCTAACATCGCTAATAACAACATCCTGATCTGGATTTTTACGAATTCTATTTCTTAAAGTTAAAAACCATAAATCTTGATGGAAATTATTTCGTAAAACATCTGTACCCATTATTTGCAGAGCATAACGTGGGCTAAAATTAGGAATACTAAGTTGTTCAGCCCACCACGGATCTACAATTTCACGCCATTCTCTAGATGCAGTCGTATCGCCTTCTAACATATTTCTTGGCCAATCGAACATCATTGCACATGCATCTTTTAAACTAGATGCAAAACTATCCTGTCTGAATCCGTGAGATTCGACAAGTGTAGAAGCTACTGTGCCTTTACCGCTGCCTATAAAACCAAGAATTCCAATAATTTTAGTCATCTTTTAATTTTCCTTTTTTCCATGATCCTGCCGGCTTTTTGCCTATATTTATTTCGTCAATACCGTTATTCCACCAAGTCTTACTCCATCTAATACGACCACGCTGCCAGCCTATACCTGGAGAATCTTTCGACCGAACAGTAATGGTTCCGTCATTCCACCATGGAGCTACCGCCGATTCTCGTTGCCGTTCTCGTCCTTCTGCCGAGTGGAATCCTAATTTTAAATCTCTGCATTTATTACCGGTTGCTATACGTTGTTCAATAGAAATCGAATAGATACCGGTTTGGTTCTTCCTGTTTGTTTCGGCTCCCTTACTGCTTGCTGCACTTTTATCAGGTGCCGACATAGCATGAAATCCTAATTTTAAATCTCTACATTTATTGCCTGACTTAACACCTATCAGATGTCTTTCGTCATTAGTTAAAATGAAATTTCCATTCGAATGTTTATTAAGGTAGTTAGACCATTTCATCGTCCACTTATTCACACGACGCTCCCAGCTAACTGCATCTTCTTTGGTATTAAATATTTTTCTAATCTCTATAGTAAAAGCTTCACGTCCGTGTAATTCGATAAGGTTTTTAACAGATTTAGATGAAGTGAAATACGAGACAAAAAGGTCACTGGGCTTACAATTTTTCGCAAACCTGACACCATAGTAATATTCTGATGTTATTTTATTAAAAACTCTGTAAGTGTACGGTATTGTCATATTAGTATTTATCTGTAACAACCTAAAAGGCCTACTATTTTAGTCATAAAAATCCCTAAGTTATTGCATGTAGTTATGCATAAATCGCTTAGGGAGTTACTTTTTTTGTTACGGAATTTGTTTCTTAATCTTATCTAATTCAGTAATGATATTATTTGCTTCTATTTTCAATTGATCTATGTCGATATCGGGATCAAAGTCGTAATCTAAGAATGATTTTATGGTATTTTCGAGTATTTCTATATCACCTAACAATAGTCTGTGTCGGGCCGCGCTACGAGACGTTGATAAGACAGTATGTGCATCTTCTATCAGGCTGAAGTCAATATCAAATTTAATTTTCATCTTTCTTAATTTAATAATAAGAAGATTTTCAGATATTATTTCATCTAACCTCATAGATGTGGTCTACCTAGATTAATCCATTCTATAACATCGGGATTATCTTTTTTCATTTTTTCAATGTGACTGTCGACACGTCTCGATAGTTCTTCTACGAATGCAATCTGTTCTTCTATACTTGGCCGATTCTTCGGAGTATTTAATTCATTTAATTTTTTATTTTTCATTGTTATTATAATCCTCGTATAATTTTTCAATCGTTTTATCGCATCTTGCACATTTTCCATTATTCTCGTTGGCTAGTAACATCTGCAGATTTGTCCAATGACCAATTATTTCGGGAGGAACATTATTATCGAACCCCTCTTTTCTAGAATAGATATGATCTAAATGATATTCAAGCCCGCGTTCTAAACCATCTGGATTTATTCTGCTATATGAATAATACCAACTATCTTTGGTAAAATTTTCTACAGCTAACATATAAATTTCTAATGCAGATTTCTCTTCATC